GCAAGTAACCGAAGATGTTGACGAGGTTGACAGTACAGGTCAACAAGTCAAGACAGCCATGACGCTTGATGGCGCTATGGGTGAGGAAGTCGAGCCACAAGAGGAAATTGAGTACGAGTGTGCGCCTACCGATTACGTTCATTGGAAAGACTTTGGACATTCGGTTGCCCGTACATGGGAGGAAGTCACTCAAGTTTGGCGCTGGGTGTACATGACGAAAGACAGTCTGATCGAACGCTTTGGCGAGGAAACGGCTAAATCAATCCCGCTAGATGCAGGGCCGGAAACCAATAAGCAGTATTCGACACAATCCAAAGACTTCACACGGGCTAAGATTTGCGAACTATGGGACAAAGAAAGCGGCAAGGTGTACTGGATCAGCAAGAGTTGCCCAAACATTCTTGACGAGCGTGAAGATCCGCTAGAGCTTGAGAACTTCTTCCCGTGTGCGAAACCTTTGTACGCCACGATGACAAGCGACACGCTTGTGCCTGTGCCAGACTTTGTGCTGTATCAAGACCAAGCGACAGACCTAGACATTTTGACAGATCGTATTGACGGGTTGGTTAAGGCATTGCGTGTTCGTGGGGTCTATGACGCATCACAACCCACATTGCAGCGTCTTTTGACTGAGGGCGATAACAACACATTGATTCCTGTTGATAAGTGGATGGCGTTCTCTGAAAAGGGTGGTTTGAAAGGGTCGATTGACCTGTTGCCAATTGATGTGATGGCGGCAACGCTCATGCAATGTTATCGAGCAATGAATGAAATCAAAACCCAAATCTATGAAATTACAGGTATTAGTGACATTATTCGGGGACAGGGACAAGCCTCTGAAACTGCAACGGCACAACAGATTAAGGGTCAGTATGCAGGACTGCGCTTGCGCTCGATGCAAGAAGATGTTGCCCTGTTTGCGAGTGAGCTATTCCAGTTAAAAGCACAGGTTATTTGCACTAAGTTTCAGCCTACAACGATCCTTATGTACGCTGCCGCACAAGGTATGCAACCGGCAGATCAGGCGCTAATCCCGCAGGCGTTGCAGCTAATCCAAGACAAGCCTCTACGCTCGTTCCGCATCCAAGTGGACTCGGACAGCCTGGTGCAGATTGACGAGAATCAAAACAAACGTGAGCGAGTTGAGTTCTTGCAAGCTATGGGTGGGTTCTTGACGCAAGCGTTGCCAATGGGTCAACAAGCGCCAGAATTAGTGCCTATGCTGATCGAATTGGTCAAATTTGGCGTTGGCGCATACAAGAAAGCCGCACCGATTGAGGGTACGATTGACCAGGCTATGCAACAGTTGCAAGAAAAACAGCAAATGATGGCGCAGCAGCCACCTCAGCCAAACCCTGAAGTTATGAAGATGCAGGCAGAGCAGCAATTTGAGCAAATGAAGATGCAAGCTCAAGCCCAAAACGAGCAGATGAAGATGCAGGCTACAGCGCAGGCTGAACAACTGAGGGCGCAAGCCGATATTCAAGTTGCTCAAGCCAAAGCACAGGCTGACGTTCAGATGGCACAAATGAAACTGCAAGCAGATGCCCAACTTGAGGCGCAAAAACAACAGTATATGCAGGCAATGGAACAAGCCAAGTTGCAAGCTGCTGAAGAACTAGAAAAGTGGAAAACTGAGCTAGAGTCTGCAACCAAGATTATGGTGGCTAGGATTGGGGCAAACCCAGGCTTAGACTTGCCGTTACTTGAGGCTCAAGAGGCTGCAAGCACCAAGATTGCCGCAGAACTGGGTGACAATGTGACGCAAGCCATGAACCGCATGGTGCAGATGCACGAAAACATGAACAATATGCATAACAACGCAATGGATAAAATTAACGGCGTGATAACTGTTATCGCAGCGCCTAAGAAGATTATCCGTGGCGCAGACGGGAGAGCCGCTGGGGTTGAGCTTGCATGAACGGGTATTGGGACACCGGAACGTGGGACGATGCCACTTGGGACTATGTACCCGTCCTAATTGACGTTGACACTCACGATGGCGTTGACCGCAAGAGAAAGGAAGAAGAACACCGCAGGGCAGAGGCAGCAAAGGCAAAAGCAAGGCGAGATGAGGTTATTGCGTTATTTGAGCAAATAGTAGAGGGTAAACCAAGGATTGCAAAGGAAATTGCAGAACCGTTTGTCATTGAGGCTACAGCCCAAGCGCCGGCGGTAATCAATTACGATGCGATGTTGGCTGATTTGGATCGGGTAAACCGGATTTACAACGAACACATAGAAATGGATGATGAGGACGTTATAGCTCTGTTATGAAAAAAACTTACATATACGTTAATGGCGAACTGGTTGAGAAAGGCTCAAAAGAGCATTACGAGAGCCTCGGCCCAATGGTCATGCCAGACATTCAACCCTACAAATCAATGATTGACGGGTCAATGATTACGAGCCGGTCAATACATCGGGAACACTTGCGTCAACATAATTGCTTTGAAGTGGGCAATGAGAAGATGGAAACCAAGTTGCCACCACCAAAAGATACACGCAGGGAAGTCATGCGGCAGCAGCTGGCGAACATGACGCACAAACAGGCAAATCAAGTTCTTTCACAACTACGCCGTAAATTTACCTAAAGGGGTATGCAATTGGAAAATACTGAACAGCCAGATCGTCGAGAATTACTGTCACAGCAGTTCGATGAGGTTCAGAATGAAGCACCAGTCGAGGCAGTAAGGACGCAGGAACAACCCAATCTTGAGCCACCGGCAGAGCCACCAGTTTGGGAACGCCCACCAGCATCGTGGAAGAAGGACTATCACGAAGCCTGGACAACCGCTGATCCAAAGCTAAAAGAATACGCTTGGAAGCGTGAAGAAGAAATGAGAGCAGGGGTTCAGCCTTTGCTTACTAAAGCTCAATATGCTGACCAAATGCAGCAGGCCATTGAGCCGTACATGAACAACATCCGTGGTTTAGGCATTGAAGCACCACAAGCGGTCAAAGCCTTGATGGAGGCTGATAACGTCTTACGCCACGGATCGCCACAGCAGAAACAAGCATATTTTGCCCAATTAGCTCAACAGTACGGCATCAACATGAGCGATGTGCAGATTCAGCCTACTGATCCCAATTTTTACGCCATTCAAAACGAGCTTGCACAAGTTCGTGGCGAGGTGTTAAATTGGAAGCAAGCGCAGGAAAATGCACAGAATGAAGCACTTTTGAGCGAAATTAACCAGTTTCAATCAAAAGCAGAGTATTTTGAGGAAGCACGTCCAACAATGATCCAACTGCTTAACAGCGGTGTGGCAAAGGACTTGGATGATGCGTACCAAAAGGCAATACGCCTAGATAACGACCTGTTTACAAAACATCAGCAAGCCTCACAGGGTCAAGCAGATGCAGCGAAACGGGAAGCATCGAACAGAGCAGCGAAAGCAGCTAGGGCGGCAGCGGTCAGCGTTAAATCCTCAACACCAGGGGCGGCAACGAGTACCAAAGCGCAAGATAGGCGTTCATTATTGATGGAACAGTTTGACAATCTTAATGAGCGTTTTTGATAACCTAATCGGAGATTACTATGGCATTTGCCAATAGCTCGATCAGCGACATCATTGCGACTAACATTCAAAGCCGCACCGGTGAACTTGCTGACAACGTAACAAACAACAACGCTTTACTGCGCCGTTTGAAAGAACGTGGCAACGTAAAGACGTTTTCTGGCGGTAACGTGATTTTGCAAGAGATCATGTACAACGACACTGCAACTGACAACACTAACTCATATTCAGGTTACGAAGTCCTGAACGTTAGTCAAAACAGCCCAATTTCTGCTGCCCAGTTCAGCATCACCCAGTACGCTGCTGCTATTTCGATCAGCGGGTTGGAAATGATTCAGAACAGCGGCAAAGAAGCGATTATCGACTTGCTAGATGGTCGTATGAGCGTGGCTGAAGCACAATTGGCTAACCGTATTTCGGGTGATATTTACCTAGACGGTACTGGTAACTCAGGCAAGAACATCACAGGCCTCGGCGCTGCTGTTCCTGACGCACCAAGCACCGGCACATACGGCGGCATCAATCGTGCATCGTTCTCGTTCTGGCGTTCGGCTAAGTTCTCAGGCGTGACTGATGGCGGTTCAGCTACTTCAGCATCAAACATCCAGTCGTACATGGATGCACTTGCTGTTCAACTGATTCGTGGAACTGACAAACCTGATCTGATCGTTTGCGACAACAACTATTACAAGCTGTATTTGCAATCGTTGCAGTCAATTCAACGTATCTCCGACGGCGGTAATTCGGCAGTTGGCGCAGGCTTTGCATCGTTGAAATACTACGGCGCTGGTATGGCATCAGACGTGATCTTGGACGGTGGTATCGGTAACGATGCAACTGCCAATCATATGTGGTTCTTGAACACCAAATACATGATGTTCCGTCCACACGCTGATCGTAATTTCGTGCCAATCGGCGGCGAACGTCAAGCTGTTAACCAAGACGCTATCGTCAAGCTCATCGGTTTTGCCGGCAACCTCACATCTTCAGGCCCGCAATTCTGCGGCGTTCTGATCGCTTAAAGGAAACCATCATGGCATATACATTTGACGAACCTCGGATCGGGGTTTTAAATATCGATCAAACGGACTCCGGTGTTACAACCGCAGGCGGCACGACTATTCCTACGCCCCCAGCTGTTCTCGGCACTATTGTTCGTGCATTTGATCCAACCTACGGCGAGGGTGAGTTCATCCTGTTGTTAGGCGTGGCATCAACTGTTGTTGGTTCTGTTGTGCGCTACAACGCTACAACTTACCAAACAACTTTGGTTGTCAACACCGCCGTTCAAGACGTGCCAGTTGCAGTCGCTATGGCGGCTACTACTGCGGGTCTGTACGGTTGGTATCAGATCGCTGGTAATGCAGTCATCAAGAAAACTGCTGTGACTGTTGCACCTAACGTCACTCTGTTCTTGTCGGCTACAGCCGGTCGTGTAAAAGTCTTGGCATCTGCCGGTTTGCAAGTTGTTGCTGCTCGTTCAGCCAACCTGACTACCGTCACTTCTACGACTTCAACCATTACCGTGACAATCAACCGTCCACATCTCCAGTCACAGATCACCTAAATGATTGAAGCTGTACTTGATGTTGTAGGGAACACAGAGCCTGACGTTTTGTTGGGCAATGTGCAGCGATCCGTAAAAAGGTCGCTGCCTTGGTTTGATTTTGACGAGTCACCCCAAGGCAGCGTCTGTCTTGTTGGTGGTGGGCCAAGTCTGGTTGACACGATTGACCAGTTGAAAGCCCGTCATCAAAACGGCGCAAAAGTATGGGCAATGAACGGTTCTTACGATCATTTGCAAAGCCAAGGCATCGTACCTGACGTAATGGTGATGCTTGACGCTCGACCAGAGAATGTGAGATTTGTTCAGAATCCACAGCAATCGACTACGTTTTACATCACTAGCCAATGCGACGATGCAGTATTTGATGCGTTGGAAGGTTACAAAGTGGTGCTAGTTCACGTCAATACGCCTGGCGTTTATGAGTTGCTTGAGCATGAAAAGGCTCGACCAGTTCATTTGATGGGCGGGTTTACAACTGTTGGCATCTTGTCGTTGATATTGGCTAAGTTGCAAGGGTTTCATCGCATCTTTATGTTTGGCATTGATTCAAGCTACCGAAATGGCGAACACCATGCGTACAAACAAGAAAGTAATGACGCAGAACGTGTAATTGACGCTATGATTAACGATGTGACGTACAAGTGTGCGCCGTGGATGGCACAACAGGTAACAGATTTTCAGAATGTCGTAGCAGGCTTTGGTGATGTTACGATTGAAGTATGTGGCGATGGACTTTTGCACGAAATGGCAAAAGCGATGAGTAACTAAACTTTAAGGATTATCATGGCATTTCCATCAAGAATTATGGGCGCAGGCAATTCATCGTTAACTGCACAAGTAATCTGTGGCGAAGGCGCTGTCGGCCTAGTCGCACTTGGCACAACCGCAGCAGATGCTTTGCAGCTAAACGTGTCAAACAACACGATCACAACTTCAGCAGCATCGACTGGCGTTAAGTTGCCACCATGCGAAGTTGGCGCAGAGATGATTATTCGTAATGATTCGGGTCAGACAATTACCGTCTATCCTTTCAATACAAGTACTACAATGAACGCAGCTGCGTCAAGTGTTACGCTTGCAACGGCTAAAACGATGTTGGTAAAAGCAACTTCCGCAACTACATGGGTAACATTAACAGGGGCTTAAATTGGCTTTAGACAGCGATATTCACAGCGCAGACAACCATTTGCACGTTGAATTTTACGTTTACGACAAAGAACCGTATAAAGAAAAGCCGTTTGTTAGAATTACAGTACCAGGCGATAAGACAAACATTGTTGACCAACCCGTTCGGGAAGATCACGGTAAAAGACGATCCTGAAAACTTTAACGATATGCAGATGGCAGAATTGCAAATCTTTAAGTTTCAGACCGTTGAGCAAGTTGCTACCGCTACCGACAACCAATTGCAGCGTGTTGGCATGGGTGCGGCAGGCTTGCGAGAGTTGGCACGGCGTTATTTGCAAGTTAAAAACCAATCTTCTAGTCAAACTGAGATTGAACACACCAAGCAGGAACTTGCTCAAGTCAAAGAGCAAATGGCGGCTTTGATGGCTCAGTTGTCGGAAAAGAAGGTTGGGAGGCCAAAAAAAGAGGAATAAATGTCATCAACGATGCTACAGCTAGTCACCCAAGTTACCAACGAATTGGGTGTATCAACGCCAACTACTGTGGCATCGAATACGAACCAAGATGTAATTCAAATCTTGGCGTTGATGAACGCTGCCGGTTATGAGTTTTTGCGAAAGCATGACTGGCGGGAATTAACCAAACGACACACATTCACCACAACCTTTAGCGTAACAACGGGTGATGTGGTCGAAAATTTATACACTATCACCAACATTCCATCGACAGCTGGGCTTGATACAACGTATCAGGTTGTAGGTAACGGCATCTCAAATGCTGCCTACATTGAATCGGTTGACTCAGCTACGCAAGTAACAATCAACTTACCCGCTACAGGGACGTATACAGGCACTTCAATCACTTTTGAAAAGGTGCAGTACCCTTTACCCTCGGATTACGAATCAACCGTCCCTCGTACTCATTGGGATCTCAGCAAGCATTGGGAGATGCTAGGCCCAGAGAGTCCACAGCAATGGGAATGGTTGCTCTCAGGTTTTATCGCTACCGGCCCACGGATTCGCTGGCGCTTGTTGGGTAAATACTTTCAGATTTGGCCTGGCGTTTCGACTAACGAGTTGTTAGGTTACGAGTATCGGTCAAAAGGTTGGGCATTATCGTCAACGAATGTTGTAAAAGATTCGTTTACTGCTGACACAGATACCTGTATTTACCCAGATCGACTAATGGTTTTGGCTACAAAGCTCAAGTATTTCGAGGCTAAAGGCTTTGATACTACGGCAATGTATCGCAACTATATCGAGGAATTTGAGATTGTTCGGGCGCAAGATACGTCAGCGGCTAATTTGTCGTTTGCACCACGCCCAGGCACAGTCTTGATCGGCTACGACAACATTCCTGATACTGGCTACGGGACAAACTAATGGCAAGCCGACTTGTTCAAGGTACGGCGGCACGGGTTCAATCATTACCAGCGCCTATCGGTGGTTGGAACGTGCGAGATTCCATTGCAAACATGGATACGCTAGATGCCGTTCAATTAACCAATTTGTTCCCCACAGTCAACAATGTGGTGTTGCGTGGTGGATATACTAAATACTCTACCGGCATCACAGGTCAAGTTGAAACTTTGATGGGTTATTCAAGCGGTGCAACTGACGAATTGTTTGCAATTGCAGGAACGTCGATATACGACTGTACTGCTGGCGGTGCGGTTGGCGCAGCTGTCAAGACGGGTTTAAGTAACGCAAGGTGGGAATACACCAACGTCACAACGCCTGCCGGCGGCTACTTGTATTTGGTCAATGGCGTAGATGCACCGTTACTGTATGACGGGTCAGTATGGACAAATCCAACCATTACTGGAGTTGGGGCAAGTAGTTTAAGCAACATTGCTATATTTAAAAACCAAGTGTGGTTTACGCAAAACAATTCGCTCAAAGCGTACTATTTGCCAACTTTGAGCATTGCCGGCGCAGCTAACGCAATTGACATGAGTTCGGTTGCCCAACTTGGTGGGTTCTTGGTTGCCGTGGGAACGTGGACAATTGATGCAGGTTACGGCGTAGACGATAACCTAGTGTTTATAACGTCCAATGGCGAGATTATTGTATGGGCGGGTACTGATCCCTCAGACTCTACAAAGTGGGCGCTAATCGGCGTTTGGAGGGTTGGCAAGCCCGTTGGCAAGCGATGCCTACTAAAGTACGGCGGCGATATGCTAATGTTGACTTACAACGGTCTATATCCACTTGCCGCAAGCCTGCAATCATCCAGACTTGATCCCCGTGTTGCTTTGTCTGACAAAATACAAGGCGCATTTACCGCCGCAACGCAACAATATGGCAGTAGTTTTGGTTGGGATATTATTTTTGACCCACAGCACAACGCTTTGACGGTCAATGTGCCAGTTGCTCAAGGTCAACAACAGCAATATGTAATGAATAACATCACGAAAGCCTGGTGTAACTTTACAGGTCAAGCTGCTAATTGTTGGGCAATCTTTGACAACGAGCCGTACTGGGGTGGCAATGGCTTTGTTGCCCATGCGTGGGATGACAATTATGCTGATGACGTAAGCGACATTAATGGCTATGCGTTGCAAGCGTTTAATTATTTTGATGCCCGTGGGTACAAAAAGTATTTCACTAGAGCTAGACCGTCAATCTTTACAAACGGAACACCGTCAATATTCATTGGTTTAAATATGGATTTTGACTTAACAGACACAACGGCGGCGCTAAGTTTTAGCCCACAAGTATCTGCTAAATGGGACGTTGCTTTGTGGGATGTAGGCTATTGGGCTACGGATACGGTAATCACAAACAATTGGCAAGGCGTGACTGGGATCGGTTATTGCGCTGCAACACAGTTTAAATCTGCCTCTCAAGGAACGACAATTCTATGGGCATCGACGGACATTGTTTACCAACAAGGTTGGGGTGGCATATAACCCAAGGCGCTGATATAGGCCATTGGGTTGCAGAGCGAGTGCAGGGTAAGTATTTTGCAGATGGGTCGCAAGCAATTGGCTTAGAGCGTGACGGTCAGATTATTGCAGGCGTGATTTACGAGAATTGGAATCAAGCCTCAATTGTGTGCCACATAGCAATTGAAGGACGAATTACAAAAGGGTATTTAAAAGCGATATTTAGCTATCCTTTTGAGTTTTGTAAGGTAAAAAAGATTATTGTGCCGGTGAGCAGTACCCATGCAAAAAGCCTAAAATTAGTTACTAAGATGGGTTTTAGCGAAGAAGCAAGGGTTAAAGATGCAGCACCGGATGGCGATATTATATTTTTGACATTGGCACGGGAAAAGTGCCGATTTCTAGGGGTAGAAAATGGGTAAGTCAAGCGCAGCACCACCAGCACCAGATTATATTGGCGCAGCCAAGCAACAGGGTATTGATAACCTTGCAGCGGCTAGACAATCGAACATTATGTCAAACCCAAATATGTATACGCCATTTGGGAATCAAACTGTCACTTATTCAAACCCAACATTTGACCAAGCCTCTTACGATGCGGCGTTGGCTAAATACAATGCTGGCAACATAGACCGTAATCAATACATGAGGACGGGCAGTCCTGAAGGCGATACGGTTACGGGGGCTAGTTATTTTGACCAAGCAGGTTACGATGCTGCACAAGCAAAACGAGGCGCTGCGCCAACCCGTGAGGGGTTTATGACTGGTGGCGGTCAACCGACTGTCACTCAAACGCTTACCCCACAAGCGCAACTTACGCTAGATGCACAACAACGTGTGCAAACCGCATTAGCAAACCTTGGTGAAAGAGGCATTTCAAATGCTTACGCTACGCTTTCGCAACCTTTTACGCCAACATCAACTGAAATTAAAAAAGATTTTACTGGGTATCAAGCAGCGCCATTAGCCGATCAATATGGGTTAGCACAAGCGAGAACAGCTGCCGACACTTATGGTTTGGCACAACGGCAAATAGATACAAGCGGTTTGACTCAAATGCCTACTAATGCAGGCATAAATGCTCAACAAGCTATCTTGGCAAGACTTGACCCAACCATTCAGGCCGGTGACGTATCTTTCAAGCAAGCATTAGCAAACCAAGGTTTAGCGCCAGGCACAGCTGCCTACGATGCGGCGTATAGAAATCGTCAAATGGGCATTAACGACTTGTATAATCAAGCTGCGTTGCAAGGCATCAATATTGACATGGCGGCTCGTCAGCAAGGTTTAAATGAGCAATTGTCGCAGGCTGGTTTGTATAACACAGCGGTAGGACAAAACTTTGGTCAAGGTATAACAGCCGATCAACTTGCAAATGCCGCAATTGGTCAAAACTTTGGTCAGGGTATTACCGCACAAGGTCAACAGTACAACCAAGCACTAGCAAAAGCCCAGTTCCAAAATACAGCGCAACAACAGCAGCTGGCGCAAGACTTGGCGTTACGGCAACAGCCAATTAATGAAGTGATCGGGCTAATGGGCGGTTCACAGATTCAATTGCCTCAATTCCAAGGTTATCAAGGCATGAGCGTAGCGCCATCACCTACCTTTGCGGGTACGCAAGCGCAAGGGCAGGCTGATTTGTCAAGGTACGGTATTCAACAAGCCGGCGCTAATGCTGGTATTCAAGGCATCACCAGTTTGGCATCGACTGCGGCAATGGCTTATTTCTAATGCTTGGATTAGCGTTCTCAGGCGGGAAGGATTCTTTAGCGTGTTGGTACTTGTACCGTGAAAAGAATCCCATTGTTTTTTGGGCGAATACTGGAAAGTCTTACCCTGAAACGATGGAAATCATCGAACATGTGAAGGCAGAGGCAGTTGAGTTTATTGAAGTTAAGTCAGATCAAGAGCAGCAGATTAAGTTTTACGGCTATCCAAGTGATGTTGTGCCAGTTGACCATAGCCTTGAAGGTATGGTGTTTGCAGGCGATAAGCCAGTACGAGTACAGAGTTATTTGAATTGCTGTTGGTCAAACGTTGGGCAACCTCTTACAGAGGCGATAGCTAAACGTGGCATTACGCATTTGATTCGTGGGCAAAGGCTTGATGAAAGCCACAAATCCACGGCTCGGCATGGTTCGGTAGTAAATGGTGTGACGTACATTCAGCCGATAGAAACATGGACTAAAGAACAAGTTTTGGCGTTTTTACAGACTCAATGTCAGTTACCAGAACATTATGCAATCGACCATTCAAGCCTTGATTGTTACGATTGCACAGCGTATTTGGCGCACTCAGAGGATCGAGTGGCATGGATGAAAGATGCTTAATCAATATGTAAACCTTTCTCCGCAACAGAAAATGGCGCAAATGCTGCAACAGCAAGCCCAACAAACTTCATTGCAAGGGCAACAAGAGATGCCGCAATCAATGGGTCAAGCAGCGTCACAGAACCCGTTTGGTGGCGTTCAAGATGCGATGAAAATGTACAACCAGTTTAATCAGCAAGGCGATATGCAAGATTATAAAGACTACATTGCTCGGCTTAAACTTGGTCAAGCACAAACTGGCGGTATGTTTGATTCGGCTAATGCTCAAGCGCCAGCGATGACTGCAAACAATTACACGGGGTAAATCATGGCTACTGCTATGCCAACAACGCAAGGTTATCGTGCGCCAGGCCCGTATGATGAGGATTACCGTTCAATTGCTCGTCGTGAGCAAATGGCTCAAATCTTGCAACAACAAGCGTTCCAGCCAATTGAGGTTGGATCGTATCAAGGTATTCAAGCGCCTATTTCCCCTATCTCCGGAATTGCTAAAATTTTGCAAGGTTATCTTGCAGGGCAGCAAATGGATAAAGCTGATGAAGGTCGGCAAGATTTATTATATAGAGCAGAAAATGCTGATCGTGCTTTGGTTGGGTTGCCACCTGTTGAAAGAACAAGACCGCAACAATTAGCGCAAGCGTTGCAACAACCAGCAACTACAACATATGGTGAGGGTGCGCCACCAACAGGTATGTTGCCAACTGGTATGCCACAAACAGGTATGCCATCAACAGGTGTTCCGCAGGCTCAAGTTATGCCAGTTGCTCAATCATTCCCGATTGGGCCATCGGGCGCATACCAAAACTTGCCACCAAATCAAGAAATTGATGCAGTACCGCAAGCAGCGCCAGTTCAAACTATGCCAACGCAAGGCGTACCGACTCAAGCTGTAGCGCCAAAAGGTCAATTTACGCCACCAGGCGGCGGGTCACCATTGCCATCAGTAACCGGCGATCCTGTAAAAGATTTGGCATTGCTCAAACAATTTAGAGGCGATACAGCTGCATACGTTAAATTTGCTTATGAACAAAACAAACCACAAGTGTTGCCTAAAGGTTCTTTATTAGCCACCAATCAAGGCAAAATGATTGTGGGAACGCCTGATGATAAAGGTAATGTAACAGTTCAACTTCCTGATGGCACTTTCCGAATTGAAAAAGCTGCTGGCGCAGCCGAACTGACACGAAGTGAGGCGTTTACAAAAGAGTATGCAACTCAAGGCGCACAAGCTACGGTAGCACGGGACACTACACATTTTGGTTTAGCAGAAGCCGCACCACAAAACATTGAAAAAGCTAATCGTATTATTGATTTAGTTGAATCTGGCGCATTAACTGGTACAGCAGCAGAAAGAAAACTTCAAATTGCTCGTTTATTTAATATTACGGGTAATGGGCCAGAAGAAACAATTAAAAAGACTGAGCTGTTGATTTCTAGTCTTGGTCAAAACGTGCTTGATAACATTAAAGCGTCTGGTCTAGGTGCAGGGCAAGGATTTACAGATACTGACAGAGAATTTTTAAAGAATGTAGTTGGTGGTTCAATCGAACTTAATCCAAAAACTCTTTCTGAATTGGCTAGATTGCAAAAACTATCTAATCAACGTAACGTTGAAAGATGGAACAAACGAGTTGGTGAAATTGATCCAAACGTTAGAAAAGACATGGGTTATAAGCCTGTGGAACTTGGCAATACTTACAGTCAAAGCGAAATTCGTGCTGAATTGAAACGCAGAGGATTGACTCAATAATGGCAAACATTGAACAATTTTCCTCGCAATACGGGCCTTTAGCCAGTAAGGTCGGCAGCGAATTGGGCGTAAGCCCTGATTTGTTATTAGGTCAATGGGGATTGGAAACTGGTTGGGGCAAAGGGATTATCCCTGGCACTAACAATCTCGGCAATATTATGGATTTCTCTGGCGGCGGTGTGGCTGCTGTTGATAACTACTTAGGTCGTACTGACAAATATCGTGCCTTTGAAACTCCAGAAGCATTTGGGGCGCATTTTGTAGATTTGATTAAGCGCAGATACCCAAACGCTGTTGGTGTTGGTAATGATGCCGTTAAGTTTGCGACTGCCTTAAAAGAAGGTGGTTACGCAGAGCATCCTGAATACATCAACTCATTAGTCAACACAATACAAACAGTCAGAAAACAACCAAATTCTGCAAACTTAGTGGCGAGCGCTACAACCTCTGATGCCAATCCAGTAGGATTATCGTCAATGAGTAACGAGCAATTGCTTAAACTTGCAACACCATCTGCGCCTAAAGGCTTGGAAGGGTTAAGCAACGAAGAATTGTTAGGCATGGCAAAAGGTCAGCCGCCATCTGCACAAGCGCCACAAGGCCCAATGGGGGGCGCTGACGTTGCGTTTCAAGCCATTACCAATATTCCGTCAAGCGCAGCAAAGTTTGCGGGTGATATTTACCAAGCCGTAACAAACCCTGTAGAAACGGTTAAGAGTATTGGTATGTTGGGTGCAGGCGCAATTAAAAATGCGTTGCCCAAGTCTGTTACTGATTTCATTACCTCAATCAGTAGAGAGCCGGGTCAGATTGACAAAGCCGTGGAAATGGCTAACGCCGTGGGTGGCGAATATGCTAAAAAATACGGCTCTTTTGAAGGGTTTAAGACAGCAATTGCAACTGATCCTGTAGGTACGGCAGCAGACATTTCTATGCTGTTTACTGGCGGCGGCTCGTTGGTTGGGAAATTGCCAGGCATAGTGGGTCGTGCCGGCGAAACGGTTGCTAACGTTGGTCGTACCATTGATCCTTTAAATCTTGCAGTTAAATCTGTTACAAAGCCTTTGCAACTAGCAGAAATGCTTGCCACGCCTGCCGTTGGTTTGGCAACTGGCGCAGGCGCAGAATCCATTCGTGAAGGTGCAAGAGCAGGCGCAGCTGGTGGCGCAAAAGCAGAGGCGTTTTTAGGTCAATTGCGTGGTAATGCGCCAATTGAAAACGTGGTTGCAACAGCTAAAGAGGCTGTTGCAGAGTTATACAGAAACAAGTCAGATGCATACAAATCTGGCATGACTGGTGTAACGCAAAACAGAGCATTGCTTGATTTTGCGCCAATTGACCAAGCAATTATTAACGCTGAAAAAGTTGGTACTTTTAACGGCGTAGTTATTCGTGGCAACGCAGCAAGTGCTTTAAAAGAAATTAAAGACAAAGTTGCTGAATTTAAAGCCGGCAATCCCGCTGTATTTAGAACGGTTGAAGGTTTTGATAAGTTAAAACAAGCAATTGGCGATATTCAACAAGCGTTGCCTTATGGCACACCAGCTCGTAAAGTTGCCGACGATTTATACAATTCGGTTAAAAATGAAATTGTTAAACAAGCGCCTGATTACGCAAAAGTAATGGGCGATTACGAGCAAGCAAGTGCGTTGCTTAAAGACATTGAAGGATCGTTATCTCTAGGCAAAAAAGCCAATATCGATACGTCGGTTCGTAAGTTGCAATCAATTTTGCGTAACAATGCAAATACTAATTACGGCAGACGGGTTGATTTAGGTCGGCAATTAGAGGCTACAGGTGTGCCAGGCGCTGACACATTGTTTCCACAATTAGCCGGTCAAATGCTTAGTTCGCCAACGCCTAGAGGTATTCAAGGTGCTACTAGTGTTTTAGGTGGCGCTACTGCCTATGCAACTAATCCAGCGTTGTTGCCAGGTCTTGTTTTGACTTCGCCACGATTAGTTGGCGAGGCAGCATATTACGGCGGTAAAGCAGGCGGTGCAGCACAACGAGTAGCTGAAGCGTTAAAGTCATACACAGGCAAATTGCCAATTGATCCTTATACTTTAAGAATGTTGGCAGCTAAATTAGGGCAAATGCAGCCCGAAGAACAGAGGCAATAAAAATGAGTTACAACGGTTCAGGCACGTTCGTCATCAACTCAGCTGGTCAGCCAGTTGTCACAGGCACAGTCATCTCATCAACAGCGTTTAATGCGTTGACTGCTGATTTGGCTACAGGCTTATCGACTGCTCTTACCAAAGACGGTCAAACGACACCGACAGCCAATCTTCCCATGGGAACGTTTAAGTTCACAGGGTTGAGTGCGGGTTCGGCAGCAACTGATTCTGCAAATATTGCACAAGTGCAAAACTCGTTTGGCTCGTTCTTGACCGTATCGGGAACAGACACGATTACAGCGACTGTTAGCCCTGCATTGACCGCATATGCAGCGGGTCAAATGTTTGCGTTTGTTGCGGCAAATACAAATACTGGTGCGGTGACAATTAACATTAGTACGCTAGGTGCAAAGGCCATTACTAAAAATGGCACAACAGCGTTATCAGCGGGTGATTTAACTGCTAATTACCTGTTTGTTATTGTTTACGATGGTACGCAATTTCAGGTGGTTGGTGTGTCTGCAACGACATTTACAAACTTGACGATTAGTGGCGTTTTAACGCTTTCAGGCGCAGGCGTTCAGTTAAGCAGTTCAGGTACTGGCGCATGGAAATTGCCGGTTGGTACTACTGCACAACGTCCTACGGGTGCGTCAGGTTTAATACGCCAAAACTCAACAACGGGTAATCCTGAATGGTATGACTCTACAACCTCGCAATGGTTGCAATTTAGTCAGCCTGCTGGGTATTCGGTTAATTACCTTGTTGTAGCTGGTGGTGCTGGAGGTGGTTCGGGTACTGCGGGATCGGCAGATGGCGGCGGTGGCGGCGCTGGAGGACTTTTATCTTCATCAGCAACTTTATCTGCTGGTACGGCGTACACAATTACTATTGGTGGGGGTGGGGCTTCTAACACCAACGGTTCAAATTCAACTATTTCTAGCATTGCAATTACAGCAACTGGTGGTGGTAAAGGTTCAAATACTTTAAGCGTTAATGGTACAGCAGGTGGATCAGGTGGTGGGG